GGTCTTCAGTCAGAAGACGAATCAATACCTTCTCGGTGTGAAATTCGGTACTAAGACTGGTCTTTCCCAGACCATTCAATGGCCGTCTGATTCTGAAACCATCCCGGACGCGTTCCACACGGGTGACGGCGTTCAAGTTTCTGAAACCGTTACGGTCACATTTGATAACAGCCTTTTGCCTGCGCAAAATGCCTCGTTCTCGAATTCTGGTCAATCACCGTATGACATCTATCAGTATACCCGCATTTTTGGCGGAGTAGTGATTGATGGGAATCCTGCGGTTTCCGTTGATTTGTCGCTTCCATACGCGGCATGCATTCTCGGTCAACCGGTTACGGAGCCTCTGTCGTTCTTGACAACCGACTTCGCAACCATTCAGATTGATGGCATTGTTCTTGCTGCTGTCGCTTTGACAGGTTTGACGACGGTTGCGCAGGTTGCTACAGCAATCAACGCGGTTGTTGATGCGGACGTCCAGGTCCACTCCGATGGATCGGGAACTTTCGCCAGTACGTCTCCGAATGGACTTGCTTCAGCCTTGGTCTACGGATCGAAAGCGATTCTGAAGATCGAGGGACGGAATCTTTTGTCTTCGACCAATGGACTTACATCGTCCATTCTCGTCTTGGTTCCAACGGGCGTTGGTCAGACGAATGGCTCTTCGAGGGCGGGTCTTGCACCCAATCTTACGAGCTTGGGTTCGTACAACGCCATCAACCAACCTGCCGTTCTTGCTGGAACGAAGACGGGTCCGTTCAACATTCAGTCCGGGGTCAATGACTCTGCACAAATGTCTGTTGATGGGTCTGATTTCAGCACCATACTACCGTCCGGTACTGCGGTTTCCATCAGTGATATTGTTGCGAACATCAACAATTCGTACATGACGATCGCTTCGTCAGCTGACGTATCCGCGTTTACTGCTTCTTTGGTTACGCTGGTAAATGACATCAAGTCAGAGTATTCGACGCATATTGCATTGGCGTCTTATCACCTCATCGTGGACGTCGTTAACACGATCCTGAGCCCGAACGCTACGGATCTTGCCACGTCCATAACCCTCGTTAACGAGTTGAAGACGAAGTATGACACTCACCTTTCACAGGCTGGTGTCCATCAACTCAGCGATGTGATCAACATCGAAACCCTTCCGGTTGCGATCAGTCTTCAAACGGCCGTTGCTCTTGCATACGACCTGCAGAAGAAATATAACGCCCACCTTTCACAGCTTGGCGTTCACGGTAGTGATGATCTGGTTAACATCTCTGCTGCTCCTGCAGCAGTTGACCAGCTTACCAGTGAGACACTCGCTAACGATCTGAAGACGCAGTTCAATCTTCATATCGTGACTTCCACACCGTTCCACCTCGTCACTGACGGAGTGAACACGGTAGTGGCACCAAACGCGATCGATCTCCCGACACTGCTTGTGCTCTCAAACCAAGTCAAGTCATACTATAACTCGCATATTGCGAGTGCAGTATTCCATAATGTTGGTGACACGACCAACACGATCACGGCTCCAGACGCTACCAACCTTCTTACAGCCCAAACGCTTCTAAACCAAGCTCAGACGCTGTACAACACCCACCGGGCTCAGATTCAGGGAGCTTACCACGTTCACGGAACGAATGACCTGGTTGATGTTTCAACATCGGTTTTGTCCGAGATCGTTGCCATGATTGGTCAGGGTTCACAAGCGGGTAAGTTGGTGTTGGTCTCGAGAGTGAACACGCCTATCTCGGCAGTCGTATTCAAGAGCCTGAGTACCTCTGGTACACCTATTGGGATTGTTGCGGGAGCGTCAGCGTCCAGAACTCAGCCGTCCGCAACGTCCATCTCGGCAGCTCTCAACGGAGATGCTTCGTTCTCGGCACTCGCGGTAGCCTACCCGATTCTATCGGCTGGCCTTGGAACATTCCTTGAGATTAATTCGCTCTCGGCGGGTTCAACCTCAACGATTGCTTTCTCTAACGTGGTGAACACCGCCTTTATTCCGGACACGGGTCTTGGGATTATTCCTGGGTCTTCCGGGGCTATTGGCGATGCGGCCCAGTCCGGGTTTAACGTAACGAGTTCTGCGGGCCTCTTGGGCTCACACGGCACGGGCATTCCAGGTCAGACCTACACGGATTCGACCACTGGTCTCCGCTTCACGGTGCTTCCTGCGTCAGCCGGGGATTATACCTCCGGAGGAAATTTCACTCTGATCGTAAATCAGACTTATACTGCCGATGCTTCGATTCCTGTGAAGGAAATCTCCGGCATTGAAGTGTCGGTCTACAACACGGTCGGAATGAACCCTGGCACTACAGCTCTCTTGAGCACATTCAAGAGAACTGGTCTTCAGCCGAAGGTCGGAGATGTTTATTACGCCTCTTACCAGTTCGCCAAGACGAATTTGGCAACGTCGTTGTTCCGCGATCTGAAGACCATCCAACAGAACTTTGGTACTCCTACCCCGGATAACCCAATCTCTCTTGGTGCACGTCTTGCCCTCCTCAACGGAGCGGTTCTCATCGGTCTCAAGCAGGTCTTCCGTGCTGCTGGCTCATCACAGGCTAGCCTCGGGTCTTACAAGGCAGCAATTGACGAACAACAGAAGCCGATGTCCGGAAATATCAAGCCGGATGTCATTACGCCGCTCGCTACGGATTTGCAGGTCTTTGGTTATTTGAACCAACACTGCATTTTCATGAGCTCCCCGCGTCAAGAGGGTGAGCGTATTGCGGTCACTGGACCCGCAGTTGGAACCACGGCACTCGGCGCTCAGTCGATTGCCAAGGGTTTGAACTCGGAATTGATGATTTTCACATACCCGGATTCGTACGTAATTTCGATTACGGATAATCTTGGAAATTCATCGCAACAGCTTGTTGATGCGTCGTACATGGCAGCGGCTGTAGCGGGTTCTACCTGTAACCCGTCGATTGACGTGGCAACGCCTCTCACACGTCGTCAGATTGTCGGTTTTTCTCAGTTGGGTCGAGTGCTTGATCCGACTGAGGCTAATCAGGTTGCCGTTGCTGGTGTTTCGATTATCGAACAATCAGATAACGGAATGCGCATCCGGCACGGTTTGACAACGAACCCGGCGACGGTCATCACGAGGACCCCGTCTGTGACGTTGACAATCCACCACGTCCAACAGACGATGCGTCGGGTTCTTGATCCGTTTATCGGTCAGAAGTTCACTGGTGCTCTTCTGAAATCTGCTGAAACTGCCATGACTGGCGCATTCGCCACAATGATTGATCAGCAAATTGTCACGAAGGTCGCTGGAATCTCGGTTTCCGTTGACCCGGCTGACCCGACCATCATGCGGGCTGAAGCCATCTACGTTCCGGTTTTCCCACTTGAATACGTAGTATCGACCCTATCCATACGAGTACGTCTATAGCCTTGACAGGAATCGTCGGATCTGGTAGAATGGCCAGATGACAATTCAACCATCAAATTCAGAGGCCGCGTCGGAAACACCGATCGCGGCCTCTGATGTATTTACGATTTACTGTCACATTCACACTGAATCTGGTCGCCGTTATATCGGTCAGACTAAGAAGACATGGCGTAAACGCTGGAATCGCCATGTGTTTGAATCAAAACATGTGAAAATTGGTTATGGTCATTTTCATAACGCGATTCGGAAGTATGGTCCTGACGCTTTCTCACATGAAGTTCTCGAAATTTGTCATGACCTGAAATCCGCGAATGCTGTTGAGGCAAAATGGATTGCTCATTTTCATTCAAATGAACTGGAATTCGGGTTTAACCTAACCCGTGGTGGCTCCCATACGCCGCACCCCGTCAAGAACCCATGGGATCGTCCTGGATTTCGTGAAAAGCATCCGAGCACTATTCACCATTGCTTCTCCCCTGCTGCTCGAGCCGCGCAGAGGGCCTCCCTGACCCCGGAAAAGCGTTCGGCCGCAACCAAGGCCGCGATGGCGACTCCAGAACTTCAGGCGAAACGGGCGGTCTTCCAGAAAGACCCCGCCTATCGGGCGCGTATTTCTGCTGCTTCGAAGTTAGCTTTGGCTGACCCCGAGGTCAAGGCCCGACACTCCGCTTCAGCCAAGATAGCCAATGCTCGACCTGAAGTCAAGGTCAGACGATCGGCTGGTATCAAGGCTGCCTTCCAGAAACCAGAGGTCCAGGAACGTCATCGAGCCGCCGTTAAGGAAGCTCAAAACCGCCCTGAAGTCCGTGCTAAGCATGCTACTCGGGTTACGTCGGACGAGACTCGCGCTAAGATCTCGGCCGCCTCATCCAAGTTTCGCCATACCGATGAGTCCAGGGTAGACATGAAGCGTCAGTTTATCGAACGCCGTGACCGCCTCCTGGCCGAATCCGGGTGCGCGACCTGGTCTGATTATACCCGGTTATCCATCAAGAGAAAGCAATCGATGGTAACCTCTTGATAACGTGTTGAGTCGTAATTTTATAAGGGATATGATATGAAACCATCACAATTAGCCGCCAAACTTCGTCAAATTGCCACGACGATAGATAATTCGAAGCAACCTGATCGTACTCTTGTGGCGCGGGATCTGAAGAAGGTCCTCGCTGCTGTTAATGCTCCGGATGCGGCACTTGATTTATCGCAGTATGCTTGCAACTGGGATGGTCATGAAGGTTTATCTATTGATGAAGAATGGCCGGAAGCTGAATCTATCATACGCGCCGCTTGGGATGTTGGTTATCGGTTCGCCGTTATTGATAGTAGCCTAATGCTGTTTCAGGATTCAGTTGAGCCAAGTGATGACGGTAGTCCTGGTGTAATGTACCACGATGATCCTTCTGGTGGCGTAGAAGAGTTACTTGAGTGGGCAAAATCGATCCTTTATAATGCTGGGTTGATTCAGTA